AAATAGTCCGCAATTAGTCCGCAAAGTGTCCACTCTGCTTTTTTACCAAGGTAACTAATGGACATAACTCAGCAAATGCGTACAGTGCCCGATTTCTAGCGATATAAAAAGCTGATCGTTCCATTTTTAGTTTCGCCACAATGGCGTCATTAGTTAGACGCTTGCTCGGTGAGATAATGTATGTTTCCCACAAGATGGTACGATAATCTTCATCTTCAATGACATTGATTGCATTTTCGCAAGCATTCAAGTAATACAGCTCGTCAGCGTGCGACACAAGCTTTTCCTCGGCTTTGTTGCCATAGCTTGGTGACTTGGGCATGCCGTCCATCACGGGACTTCTGAGCGCTATTTTGGTGCGTTGAGCGAGCCGCTTGTGATGCCAGTAGTTCCCCAAGACCTCTTTGGCGTTTTCAATTGTTTTGTCATGATCAATTGGGCTAAAATATCTCGTTGCTCGCACCACTGCGTCCACTCCTTATGGTATAATGAATTTTGTAAAAGTTTGGGGGATGAGCGTGCCGTGATGGTGCGCTTTTTTGATACTCTAAATGTGCTTTCAACGCGTGCGTTTGCTATACTACCTGTGGAGGCCAACTCCTAATCTTTAATTTCGTTCACTCTCAATCGTACGTTTGGCCTCCGGCGCGTCCTTCATCAGACGCGCTTTTTTATTTGCAATCATTTTCCTCTTTTCCAGTTAGCCCACATCCACATTGCAACACCTGCGATTAACAACATGACGGCAATCATTGCTTTCCCTCCAGCCTGCGTCCGCACATCGGGCAATAATTAATCACGATTGGATCATCAACCTCAGCATTATCAAAGCCAACAGCTTCGCATGTGTGCATTGCTGCACCGTTTATTTTTTTAGGCTCGATTCTATCCCATTCATTTCCACCAGTCATACCGATTCGAAGGAAGTTGCCAAGTTCTGATTCAATGAGCTTATGTGGTTCATGGCAGTATAGGCAGTCCGTGTCGCCGTCACTGGCTGCAGCGTAACGGGCGCTTAGGTCATCGTAGGCCATCTCCCAACTACTACCCTGCTCGCCGAACTCTTCCAATGCTCTCAATGCGTCCTCAAATACGTCCTGTTTAGTTTCATTAGTCATGCTCGGTCACCTCCAACTGTTCTCTGTTGTAATTGATTTGGTGTATGTCTTCATGGTGATGTACTCCTACTCAAATTCGATTGCTGGTGTGTTCAGGTACTCAATCAAGCCAAGGCGTTCCAACCGCTCATGGTTGAGACGCTCGCAGTATAAATCTGCTTCGTACTGAGACCTGAATTCCTTGATTTCGGTTTCGCCATTGCGGCCCACAACCTTGAATTTCATTTTTTTATCAATCCTATCCAGTTGGCTCATTTCTTCAAAATGTTTACTCATTTTTCTTCCTCCAATTTCACGATTTCGCCGGTTTCCTCAACACGCCAAACACCTAGCAACCATGCACGGGCAAATGTGTCAAAGCTATCTTTGGCAACGTCGAACCAATCTTGCACGCTTTCCCATTTAGTACCATCTAGGCTTGCTGATGTACCCTCATCAAACGCCTGAAATAGGTCTCCATGATCATGCTTCCACATCTTTAGGTATTTACCAATCAGTTCTGGAATCACCGGCAGATCATCTGGCAAGGCGGCATTGTAACGATCTAAAAGCTTCGCCGGTGAGTCATAGCCTGGGTGGGGATACGGCCTTGAATCGTCATATGCGTCCAATGCGTCCTCGAACACGTCCCGCTTAGTTTCATTGCTCATAGCGCACACCTCCAGCCGGTAGTTTCGAACATTGCATAGGAATCATCAGCGTTCTTCTTTTTTAAGTAATTAAGTTGAAGAACTGCTCGCTCACGGTTGAAGTAGATAGGCGATACACGGTGTGCATTCCCAAAATCAGACACCTTGGCAACGAAGTAACAAGCTCTCCCGCCACTTTTTAGGTTCACTTCTTGTTTATTCATCGTCAGTCACCTCTTCTTTTTCACAGTCCTGCAAGCCGTATTGTTCGATCTCTGATTCTGCGAACCGCGCCCATGACCCACTTTTGACTTCATTAGTAAGAATCCATGAGATGGTCCCGAAATAAATTGAAGATCGGTAAGCTTGAGCAAATAGTTTGTTTTTCTGCTTGCCGTCCAGCTCTTTATATACTAGATACTTCTTCTCCTTTGCCACGGTGTAGCCGTTGACGTAAGCATTCATAAGCGGCTCTTCATCATAAGAGGGAGTGCGTTCAGAAATATAGGTTGCTGGAATGTCACTTACACGCGCTTCTTCAACGATTTTGGCTTGCTCTTTGGTTAGCACTACCTTTTCAGGTTCCTCAACGAACGTGACAACGTGGCCACCATGGTCATTAGCCACACTTTTGGCGACTTCCTCGCTAACTGTAAAGGGACGAGATACATTGTATAAGCCCCCGAATACATCTAAGTTTTTAAAATCCCAGTATTTCCCTTCATCGTTCTTTACCGCGTACAGTTTTTCTTCGTTCATTTTTCGTCCTCTACTTTCGTAAGCTTGTACAAAGTTCCTTTGATGTCCACGTAAACCGGCTCACCGGTCACTTGGCTGATGTAAACATCGTCTACTTCTGACTCCATTGGTAAGCCTCCTTATAACCATGAAGTATCAAAGTTGTACGTCACAATTGCACTTGGAAATGGTGCTGAATCTCCGGCGCTCCCGTTGTGTTCGAATTTCAATCTCCCACGTAAAAAATCAATATGCGCTTTGTAGAAAATGTATTCATGCCAATAGCTAGTGTCTGTTCTCGCCGGTATGAGCAAGACTATGGGGTCTTTGCATTTGATTGAGGAGATATACCCACAGGCCTAGCTGTCGTCCATAAGGCGGGTTTAGCCATTTTGGGCCATTCACCTTCGACCAGTCTTTGCTCAAAGCATCGTCTTCGACTGTGTAATAGTTTTTGCACTTTGCATTTTTTGAGGTCGCTGCTAAATCAATGACGAAGTGGTATCTGTCATTAAGTTTCTCAAACAGCTTTTGTGGTGTTTCCCAGTCATCCTTGTCACTTGAGAAAAGCCCTTTATTAAGCATGTTTTTTCTCCTTTTTCGTCAAAGTTGTTCTTCCGTGAATAATCCTGTGTGATAGTCACAGCGCGCAATCGTGATCGGTATTTTGTAGCGAATCATGAACAGGAGCATTCGAAGCCTAGCATCGGTGGTCAAAGTCGCGTCTCCGCCTTTAACGTCAACAACTTTTGTCAATTCGTCACCGTCATAGAAGCAGTAGTCTGGTGTATATATGCGTGCTGAATAACGTTTTCCATTGATCTTGAATGCCGACAAAATCTCAAACGATTCTTGAATCGTTACCTTCTGTGGCTTGTTGCGAATCAGCATGTAGTAGGCGCCCTCTGCCTTGCTTGCGAATCGAATGCCATCAATCACAACCGGTTGCGCGTTGTATTTGCCTCTGCGTCTCTTGCGGATAACCATGGCTAACGACTCGCAATCTCTTCATGGCCATTGTTACGGCTTGGCAACTTAATCTCAAACTCGCTTGCAACTCGCTTCACGAACGTTGTTGACTTCCCGATCCGTTTCGCTACGTCAATCAGCGTGTCACATTGTGAGGCCGCTTCTGCAATTCCGCGCGCGTATTTTGCACGGGCTTCTTTTCGCTTCTTCGAAATCTTTGTGAGTCCATTGTTGACTGAAGTCTTCAAAGTATCGCTGTCATCAACACCGGCAACTGCCCGTTTCTCGACAATCGCTTTCTTTGACACAATGATCCGGTTATTGAACTCTTGCTTCTCCATTTTTGAGAATACTTCGCTTTCAGAAATTTCTAGCATTACGGCATTCTCATAGCGCGTATGCAACTTCGCTTTGAAATCGCGCCACACTTTGTCTCCTTGCTTGTATAAACGCACTGTTACTTGTGTCATGCTTTTTCCTCCTGCTTAAAATGGCAAATCATCATCGGAAATATCGAGCGGCTTGCCATTATTAGCAAACGGATCCGTGGCATTCGCTCGCGAAGCATTTGGAGTCGTTTGACTCGCGTTTGTGGTCGCTGTCGCTGATGCATTGGCTGTTTGCTCTGATTTAGGGCCGTTCTGAGACGTCTGTCGTAACTCAAGCAAAGCAAAATTATCAACGATTACCTCGGTCACGAATACTTTCTGCCCTTGCGCGTTATCGTACGTACGCGTTTGGATATGGCCTTCCACACCAACCAAGGATCCTTTTTTGGTGAAGTTTGCAAAGTTCTCAGCCGACTTGCGCCAGATCTGACAATTGACGAAATCAGTTTCTCGTTCTCCGTTTTTGCTCTTGAATTTGCGATCAACTGCCAGTGTGAACGAACCGACAGCCGTGCCACTTTGTGTGTAGCGCAAGTCAACATCTCTTGTCAGTCGGCCTGTTAGTGAGACACTGTTTAGCAATGTGCTTCCTCCTAATTCTTTTCGCCGAGTTTATTAAGCTGTTCAAGTTGTTCAGCCAGCTTGGCACGTTGTTCGGGCGTCACTTCATGCTTTGGTTCCTGATATCCAGGCTTTAACCAATCAGGTTCTTTATCAACGCGCTCTGGCTTGCCGTAACGCTGTGGACCCGTGTAGTTAGCCCTAGCCGTTTCTTCGTGTTTTCTTGATTCTGCTTCGGCTTGATCAACAGTCTTAATCTTTCGCTCTGTATAGCCGTCAAAGACTTTCGCTAAATATCGATCAGCGCCTTTTGCTTTGACATCTTTACGGGCTGCATACTTAATGACCCAGCAAACCAAATCATCGCCAAAATTACCGATCCACTCTTCCAGATCTTGAGTAGCAATGGCATTGGGAAATCCCCAAACGTTTTGCCAGAGCAAACGCGCATTCTCGTGTACACGAACGCCCGCCTGACTGTCTGTTTTATTTTTATTTACTTTACTTTCCTTTACTTTACTTTGTGGATTATCGACACCCGAAATACCTGTTGAGGTGTAGTTATCAGCGTCCATGACTGGGTTATTGACTCCCGAAACCCCATTAATGAGGTCAATATCTTTTCTCAGTTCGTTTTCTTTACGCTTGCCAGTGATGTTCTGGTAGCGCTTTTGAATGCCTCGGCTTGTCAGAATTTTAAGCCCAGAGAATATCTCCGAATCGAAAAACCCAACTTGAGTGGCCTTCTCCACGACTGCTTGTACATACGATTCTTTGACCCCAACATCGTCAGCAATCAAGAACCGAGCATCTTCGTCCCACAGCATGTAATACCCTTCGTCTCCGTAGATATTACCGAGTAAGCAGATGAGTACAGCAATTGAAGAAGCCCCGTTAGCACGCAAAATCTTACGAACTTTCATATCTCGTAATGAATCAACATCCCACGGAAAGTAATCAACACCGTGTTTCAATGGTCTTGCCAAGCGATCATCTCCTATTCAATAAGATCGTAAAGACTAATGATCTGTTGGAGATGCTTGGTAGCACGACAGTATTCGCAGTGCTCACATCGATGGGGTTTTTCCTGTCCGTTTTTAACTGCTTCAATCCGTGGCTGAAGTTCCTTCACCCTTTCCAACCAATAATCGAGCAAGTCTTGCGGAATTGAGACAGCAGCCTTATCAGGTGGATCTTGCTTCGAAACTGCGATAATTACCGGCACCGCCTGCACCCCGTACTGCTGTCGGACTAGCTCTTGGTAAACGGCCATCTGGAGCGAATAGTTATAAGCTTCAATAAATGAGCCGTAACGCCGTTCATCAGGCAAATAGAAGCGCTTATTGATGTCCATGGTCGTCTTTAGATCGGCAAAGTATTTGTGATTTGTTGGAAGACAATCAAGTTTTCCTTTCCACATCACACCACCAATCTCACCACGTACAATGACTTCCTTCTTTCCCTGATAGAACTCTTTGAACATCGGGTCCGTTCGGAGCGTTTTAATCATGGCATCAGCCATTTGGTATTCCTTCTTAAGCTGGCCTTTTGTGGCACCACGTGTTGAGATGATCTCTGGATGCTGTGCTTTGAATTTTCTGTGAGCATAACGGCTTTGAAAGTAGCTATGAAGATAGTTACCGACAAGTAAGGCCGTTGGGTCTCGCTTAGGTTTCCATTCGCCTTTCATTTCAGCCAGTGCTTCAGCCTCGCAAGCCATGAACTTTTTGAACCACGTCGGTGACTCGTACTGCCAATCCATGCGATTGCTGTAGTAGTTCCTACTTGTTAGCTTGGCCTTGGAAGAGATTTGCGACTTCTTTGTCTGTGACTGGTTGATGTTCAGATCGTTCTGCTTGTTCTGGCTCTCTTGGTTCGTCCTGATCGGCATCTGCAACATGCTTTTTATCCTCCTTCGGTTTGCTATCAATCAAATCATCAAAGTTAGGTGTTACATCTCTCGGCTCCGAGTTATCGTATTCATCAGCGATTGTGTCGTTTACGGCTCCAAGCAACAGATCATTGTCTGAGCTGGAGTTGATGAAAAACTTGGCAGCACGATTAAGCACCGTTCGTTTAGCCATTTCTTCAGGGAATTCTTGTTGTACCTTCTTGGTCTTCGCATGGCTCCAGCTTTGATCAATCTGTTTTTTTGTCATGATGGTGAAATTCTCGGTGCCGTTGTTGTCAACAATCACCGCAAAAGCACCGGCAATTGGATTATCTTGGTTTTCAATGCGTGGTTCGAAGACTTTCACAACCGTGCGTCCCCTATCAGAACCAATTTGAAAGTTGTCGCCTTCTCGAACAACTTCAGCCCAAACGTCTTTGACGTTATCAAGCCTTTTCAAGATTGCTAAGCTTCCGAAATATGAGCGCATCAGTGTTAAGTCTTTGCCATAAGGAATGAAATAGACCTGGTTCTTCGCAGGGCTTAAACCCTGAATAACCATATTGAGCAACGCCTTTGCCTGTGATTGTGGGCTTGTTTTGTCTAAAAGCGACGGGCCATTGCTATTATCAGATAGTGTTAGCCAAGCCGAGTTCAGGGCATTACTGGGACTATAATTGGCCGGAAGCTTCAAGCCCTCATTCTTCTGCATTTGAGTGATACGGTTGTTCACGCTTGCTACAATTTCATTAGCCATGTTCAAATTCCTCCTAGTAGTCGGCGGCAATCGCTACACCGCTGAGTTCGTGCAAAATATACTTTCGAATTTCGGCAGGATCATCTTTGATCGTGTCGCCTTCTGGGCCAACATTCGCGATGATTTCTTCGCCTGAGTAAATCGGATCGCCCTTCCAATCAGTGCGGACTTTTTTTATATCCATTTCACTTCGCCGCCTTCCGTGATAAACTAGGAGTGAAAATAATTTTGCTTAGATCTTTGCTTCCCATGGTTGCAGCCATGGGATTTTTTTGTGCGCATTTGTTGAGCATCCGTTGACTAAGTTCGAACATCCAAAGCCAACCGCTATCTCCGTGGCTCTTGTAAATCACGTTCTCGGCTTGATCATGAATGTCTTGCCAATATGCCTTCGTATCACGCATAGTTCTTCCTCCTAACGTGTCCATTGTTTCCAACCTCCCACTGCTGTGGCACCGATCATGATGCCAGCCAGAGCTACAAGAAGATATTTCCAAAAGGCTGATGATGGGTCGAACAGCACCGACATGATTGCTTCTAGCATTCGTTAGGCCTCCTATTGTCGTGCAAACCAACGCTCCATCTTCTCAGGATCAACTCGCTGTGTTTTACCTGGCCCAACGAATGGAGCGCCACGCTTCTTCCAACGGCTCACTGTCGCAGCAGAAACCTGATAGTGTGCCATGACATCTTTTGGCGTCCAATAAATTTTCGGTTTAAATGGCTTGCGTGTCCTTTGCGGCTTAGTGGGATCGATCAGTGTGAATCCTTGTTCCATGCCTGCTCATCCTTCCTCATATAATGAAGTTTTTGATAATGTGGGAGCCTTTCGCTGAAAAGATCCATAATTGAGATGCCTAGCATTTCACAAATGGCATTCAGCTCGGTTAGATCTGCGACTGTGCTATCCAACTTTTCGAATGCGTATGCTTTCAAGTTTTTAGCGTCATCGCGTGTAAAGTTGGGGTCATTAGCAAGGCCCTCAATGTCGTGCTTGATGAAAGAAGCTTTCTCCTCGTCTTCTTCTCGTTTATCGGTGAATAAAAGCCCGCGTAAATCGTGGTATATTCCGTCACCGCTAAACAGCTTAGGGATTCCTAGAAACAAGTTAGCCATTTCATAGCTTAGTTCGCTGTCATTCATCGAATTGGCAATGTCAGTAGCCTCATTTGCTCTAATGGGAGTTCCATGAAAATAGTTGTTGATCGTTGAGCGCCCTAATTTTGCTGCATAAGCGATCACCTTCTGTGGCGTGTTGGTTCTAGTAGCGAACCTATTCAAAGGGCTACTAATTGTTGCTTTCATACGTTCCACTTCCTTTAAAAGATGAAATATTGGTGGATATTGATTCATGCTATAGAAGGCTATGATTAACCCATAGCAAGTTGATCAGCGTCTTCAGCTAGCCATTCATCAACGTGGCCCTTCAACTGCTCGTCAGGCATTTGTTCGAATGCAAAGGCCGGAACCTCTGGGTAGACGCGAGTCAGAAAATCAATCATTGCTTCGCGTGTCATATGGCTCACCTCCTTAACTTGAAAACTGAATATTGTGTGATTGCCTCCCGCCGAGTGCGATAATTGCATCGAAGGGAGGTGATTAAAATGCCAAAACGAGTTAGCGTTACAAGCGAAAACAAGTCAGGGCGTAATGAGAAGTTTCATGACAACTTCACCGGAAAGAACATGAATCGTTCTCAGTTTGTACAAGCCATACAGAATGGCGAGTATAAAAACTACACCGTTAGAAACCTGCATGGCTTAAAAACTCCAGCATCTAAGCCAGACAGCACCACTAACAACAACCTTGATTAATCATCGCTTGTAAAACGTGCATCTTTCTCGTTATCAACAAAGTGTACGAAGAATCCTTTGGCGGTAATGCAATCTGATGCGCTTATCGAAGCAATTAACTCGTTATTTCTGGTCACATTGATCATTGCGTATGGATGTCCTTTAATGATCAGCTTTGACGGGTTTTTGGAGGTCTCTGCTGGTTCCGACCAATCAGTAGAGATCTTTTTAATCCCATCAGCGTCAATTTCAATCCGCTGGTATGGATTTCCTTGTTCTTGCAATATTTCTGCAATGCACAATGCGTGCTGTTTGAGTTCTTCGTTCATTTGACTGCCTCCTATCGCTAGGCGGGATTTTGTTCACTAAATGTGAACAAAATCTTCAAAAAAAAGAGCATCAACGCTTTCTCCAAAGAAATCAGCCATGCGCTTCATTGTCTTCTGAGACGCTCCACGATTGCCGTTTTCGATCTTCGCGTACATAGAGTAACTAATGCCAATGGATTTGGCGGCCTCCTCTTGAGTCATTTTTTTCTTCATTCGAGCTTTTCTGATGGGATTCATTTGATCGCCTCCTTCACTCTATGTGAATAGAATACAGTCACTAAATGTGAGTGTAAACACTTAATGTGAGTTTTTTTGAAATTTAATTTGTATCACTAATAGTGATGGTAAAATCAATATACACAGGTGGTGAGAACTAATGAATACGGGTCAACGAATATCTTTACTTCGAGAAAAAAAGAACCAGAGCCAAGCGGAGTTAGCCAAAACTCTCGGCATTGCCGCTAGTACAGTTGGCATGTGGGAAACGAACAAGAGAAAGCCTTCATCTAAAATGCTTAAAAAACTGTCCGTGCTCTACGATGTGTCGATAGACTATTTACTTGGTAATGACTCGACAACCGATAAAACCCCTTCAGAGGTTGACATTGCCGACCCCAAAAATGATACCATCATGACCTTTGAAGGACGTCCCATTCCGCCTGAAGATCTTGAGATAATCAAGAGACTTCTTCGAGGTGGCAAACATGATGACTGAATTTACCAGCGAGATGCTGAGAGAAGTTTTAAACTATGGATTTGACCGTGGAGTCGGGGCTGAGCTGACATATAAGCTAAAACCGTACACTCCGTCAGTTTCTAATCCTGAAACGCGTTGGATTGCGGTTAATATGAATTGGCATGAACCAAAACAATTGCCCTATCAAGCGGCACACGAAATAATGCATGTTCTACACCAAGATCCAGCTTGTCTGTATTTCTATTCAGCATCAAAGAATAGCATTGAAGGTGAAGCTAACATTGGGGGAATTCACATCCTGGTTCCTTTATATTTTGCTGGCATTGATAAAGAAGACGCCAATCTGAATCAGTTTATGAAAGCGTTTGATATTCCGGCGTCAATGGAAGATGCTGCTTCAGAAGCGATAAAAGGTTTTTATATATA